CTCTCGCTTTCCATGCGGCTTGCCATGCCTCCCATTGGTCTTCTGCCAACGTTTGAGCGTAACCATCACCACTTCTTTCAAGTTTTACGTTGTAAGATGACCAACCATCTTCATACCACTCCTCAAAAGCAGACCTGCATTTGGTATCACATATGTTACTATCTTTCTTCATTGCTTAATCTCCGCATTATTAACAATATTATCTGCCATCAAACCCAATGAATTCACCGCATGCTTAACGCCTGCAACAAACGCCTTGTGTTCTGCATCTGTGTTGAACGTGTGGCCTGTGTGTAGCTCTATGGTGGCTTTGTTTTCGTGTATGAGTTTTATGATGTTAGTCATCACCCCTCGCTTTCATCATCGCGTCTGCTATCATGTAAGAACCTTCTGCTATTTCACGTGCATCACTCTCGCTCGTAATGGCCGACACGCTACTGCTGTAAAAAGCCGCGGTGTAAGATTGTAAAGCCTGACCAGCAAACCAGTCGCGCAGAGGTACGCCATTGTTTTTATCCTTGCGTGACCAATCGACTATTTTCATTGCGTCTTCTAATGTTTTATCCATTACTGATCACCTTCTATATACTGCTTAATCCGTTCCTCACCGATCTTTTCGATTGCGTCTTGTGCTGATTGTTTGGTTGGGAAGTAGACGGTATTTGCGCGCTTGTACGTCAGATCAAAATCAACCAAAAAATCGTCAAAGTGAAGTTCGACATAGTATTTATGTTGAGTATGACTACACCAGTTAATAATCCCGTTACCCCAAGCCTCATGCGCCAACCTACGCAATTCTTCATGCGTCTTGATGCTCTCTAATCGACGCTCGGCTTGTTCGCGGGTGCGGAAGGAGTTGCCTATTAAGACTGCTTTATCTAATATTTCTTGATGGTAATTTGCTTTATCATCTATAAAACCAAACTCGTGAATAGAAAAATAGTCTTGGTAGATTTCGGCCTTATACTGCCCCACGACCTCCACAGGCTCCTTCTGCGCGGCATCGTGCTTTTCTTTCAGTTCCGCTAGTTTTTCTTCTAGCTCTTTTATTTCTTTGCTTAGGTTTGTCATCAAATTATCCCTTTCCCTTTTGCCCATGTTTCGGCGTCTAATTGCGTTCTGTGACCACTCATATATATCCGGCCATCATTTCTCATGTCTGCCCTAAACCCTTCGTCTGTGTAATCCTGAAACCAGCACCAAGGCAATATTGGCTCGGCCCTGTCAAATATCAGTTGCCAGTTTCCAACCGCCATTATTATTGTCTCGGTGGGCTTCAAGCTCGGCTTCCAGTCGGTCCGCTTGTAATTTGCAGCGCGTGGCAAGTTCGTCATCGATGTTCCAGTTTTGCAATGCGGTTCCCCGTAACGCATCTATTATCTCCTGCTGTCTTCTTGGTGGATGTGTAAGTTCTTTGTTCATTTCTTTGCTGCCTTTTTCTTATTCTCTCGCGCTATCCTGTTGTAACTGGATTGACGTTCAAAGATTTCGTCATAGAGCTTCAATCTTTCGTTTGCTTTCAACAACTGTGATTGGAATTGTTCTGCAATCTTTTCGTGCGTTGATTTCAGCATTAGCATTTTTTAGCTCCTGTTTAAGTTCCCTGATGGTTTCCTGATAAACAAATTCCTTTGATTTGACTTGTGACTCAATTGCGTCAATTCGCGCGTTACAGTCATCAATAAACTTGTTTAATCTGTCTGCTAAATTCTTGTTCATTCCTTGTCCTTTAAAATTGCCCGGACTTTATCGCTGGCTTTACCGGGCTGGTTTTGGCGTCCTATATTCGATGAAAAACAGAGGATTTCAGCGGCCATGTTGGGGTTTAATCAGAAGGGCACTTCGTCCGAAAAATCATCCGGCGCCTGCCAATCCGAGGTTGAGGGGGCTTGTTGTGAACTCTGGGAAGAAGTCGCCCCCTCATTCGCTTCAGACTTGCTGTCTAAGAGTTGCAAAAATGAGTCAAACGGGCGCAAAACAACTTCAGTTTTGTACTTTGTCACCCCGTCCTTTTCGTAACTGCTGTGTTCAAGCGCGCCTGTAACCATGATCTGCGAGCCTTTCTTGACGTAGCTTGTCAAAACCTTGTTCAGACCTTGGTTAAACGACACACAATTGTGCCATTGAGTTTTCTCTTGTCTGTTGCCTTGCTTGTCTTTCCATGTTTCGGATGTCGCCAGTGAAAAGCTAACAACAGTGTCGCCACTCTGCATCGCTCTTTGCTCTGGGTCTTTTCCAAGTCTGCCGATCAGATCGACGCGGTTTAGTGATTTAGCCATTATATTTCTCCTTTTAATTGGTTAAGCTTTTCCATTAGTTTCTCGTTAAATTCGGTCAGATATTTTTCGAATTTCTTCAAATAGTCTTCATCCCGATAAACACGTATTTGCGCCATTGGCAGTTCAGGGTGGTAGGAAATCCACTCAACCCATTCACGTTCGGCAATCCATATCTGGCCTTGCACCTGCGGCTTGTATTTCGCGTCTATCTCTTTCGCGAAGTACGCTGATAGGTGTGTTTTAGGGCAGGGGCATTTGATTTCGATTGCGCCATCATTACCAACAATTCGGTCCAGTGACACGCCTGCGGTCATATCGTCGTTTGTGATAAAGCCTGTCTTGAACGTCTTCACATCGTTTTGCAGTTCGTACAACGCCGCCGCTTTTGGCTCTAATTCCTTGCCCCGTGCAATCCAGTACAGATTATCCAGAACATTATCTTCATCGCTGCACAGCACTTCTCCCAGTAGCTCATGGATATATTCATCAGCCTGTTTGCTTTGCTGTCCCGTTGGCGTGATGATACGGGAAAATCCTGATCCTGTAGGGATGCCCCTGCGCAGGTCGTACCATTCCTGCGTGCCTTGTTCTACATCGTGCGCAATCATTTCTGCGCCGCCTTTTTGTTCAGGGCCACTCTGGCTTTTTGGAAGTCTGCTGAGCTGATATTTTCCAGCGCATCAACTTCCATGTAATTCAGGAAACCGCTCTTATCGGCTTGGCTAGCCTCCAGCAGGCGTTCAAGCTGCTTAACCTGATTTTCATCGATACGCGCAACCCGTGCCATGTTGCCATCATCGTCTTCATCGCAGGTGACAATGTTAAAGATACCGATCAGCAGGTATCGCTTGGCATAGCTTTCAGCAGACGCCTTGGCCTGAATAGCGTTTTTAGAACCGCTGGCATCAGATGGGAACTCGCGTTCATAGTATTTCGTATGGCCTGCATCGTGCGTGACCTCAGCAAAGTAAACCGTGAAGCCGTCAACTTGGCTTGGCTTTGTGCCGTAGGAAATACCGAACCCATGCTTTGAGTAAATCGGACGGGCCACCTTATCAATGTCTTCATACTTGGCGTATTTTGAATTGTGCGCCTTGGTTGTTTTTGCGATAACCGGCATTTCATTTTGTGCCGCGTTCATTGCTTTGTTAAATGCAATTTCGGCGTTTTTATTCATGACGCGTTCTTGTGCATCCAGCATGCGCTCAACAACGTCAATGCCATTTTCCTGTTGCATTGCCTGTTCAATTAAGCCGTAAAACGGGTCTTCTGTCTGCGTCGTCAATTCTTTACTCATCTACTTCTCCTTCGGGTTTCCTACTTTGTTCGGGTGGGGGCGCATACCAGAGTCGAACTGGCAGTACCTGCTAACGTGATACGCCCCCATAAGTTAATTCCAAGGCTTAACACTCGGCATCGGCGCAACGGGAATAATCCCCATGTCGTCAATCAACTGCGCGTAGTGTTGGGTTAAAAACTTTTGCTTATCACATTGTGTGATGTCCGTTGCCTTAGCCTCATGAACCGACACGACAAACAGTGCCGCGATATAACCCACAACCAGACCTATCAAGATTCCGCGGATCATGATTCCACCATTTCTTTCAGCTTCTTTAAAACGTAGTTTGCGTTTTCTGATTGAACAGAAGCCAAATCTTCAGGCCAATTAAACCCCTCGCTGTTAATATCAACATCATCCATAGCAGACCAAAGATCGTAGTCATCCAGCCACTTCAAAAGCTTTGAAAACGTATCTACAGCCTCTATTACAGCTTCATTACGCAACCGATATCTTGTTTTCCAATAGACCGCGCTGTTTTCTTTCCCGTATGTCATCAGTTAAAACTCCATTCAAGTTGATCCATGCGGTCAAAAAGGTCTTCGGTTTTAGCAAAAAGCGTTTCGTCCAGTTTTCTTTCTTCTTCATCGACCCATGCCTTATATTCGGCAGGGTAGTTGTCTTGCAAATGGCAGGCGTCATCCACAAATGTGTCAAAAATAGTCTTCATGATTTCCCCCAGATTAAAGTGTGCGAGCGTTATGCCAGCGACGCATACGCCATGGCTCGTTACCGTCTGATGGCGCTTTGTCCTCCAGCTTGGTCAGCTCGTGTTTAGCGTCAGACATCAGGTCTTCGAAGATGCTGTCGAGCGTTTCGATCATGCCCTCTTTAGCGTCTTGATCTGTGATGTCGTAACACATTTCGTTAAGTGTATTTTGAAAGCCTTTAGCGGCTTTTAGGATTGTCGTGATTTGATCGACTGATTGTTCGTAGTTGTTCATTTGAGTTACCTCTGTTTTTCATCTTATAAATTTAATGTACAATACGTACACCAATAAGTCAATAAGAAAAAGTACAAAAAGTACACTTTTTTCTGTATTCTTTTATTTTTCTAGGTATAATGGGATTTGCAGACACGGTTCTGCGGGTTTTAGAACAGGTAAAGATGTGGAATAAAAAAACGGGCCACCATATAGGCAGCCCGGAAAATCATGATATCAGAAGCGTTGCAATGGCAATCGCCAGCCGATAGTCAATTTTAATTGTCAGATTTAAATTAAACATGCGTTTAATCCTTACTGACTGTCGGATCCTTCAGCCATAAGGTTGAGGAAATCGCGGCTAGTGTGCGTTACAACCCTGCGCACATAGCATCTCAGGTCGGTTCTTGGGTAAAGCTTATAAAATATACCCCTCGCACCGAGCGGCTAGATGGTTCAAACATCTGCCTTGCAAACTTTCATCGCATCTGGGTGTCCACGTATGGGCCAGTTGAACATGCGAATCGAGTAAGTAGCTTTTATTCTACATCTTGCCTGTGCTGGAGTCTAATTTAAGAGGGTTATTCCGAATTATTGTCTACATATTCCTGAATTTTGAATTGATCACTAACCCAATTGCGCTCTTCATGTTTATCATCGCCAAAAAATGCCATCTTTTCCCAATATCTGCCATTTGCATCCTTAAGTTCTTTGCCATTTTTGCCGACCAAGGTTCTATATTGCCACGTTTGACCAGTAGATGTATCGAGTAAAATTGTACCTACGTAATCGATATTCTGTATTTTAAACCTGTCCGCTATAACTGTTTTTTGCAGTAATGGCACTTCATCTTGTTTGATAATCTCATAATTTGTTACGGCCCACCAAATAGCGCAGGCTAATATTATAAAGTAAATCCCACTTAAAATATTGCTATCCATTATATATCCCTCAATTTTTTCTTTTTAATGCTATCCAATACAACACCCATGATCTCCACTTTCTCCATGCCCGTAGAGGGGCAAGGATCGCCCATATAAGGCCAAGGAACAATTATAGGGGCTTGGTGTGCTGGATTGTCGCTGCTGGGCATTAGAAAAGCTCTGCCAGTCTTTTCCTCTATGCTAAGGCATTTAACAGTTGTTTCGTATTCCCCATTGCGAACACGTTGAACGATTACACAATCACCGTCCATTATTGGACTATTCAATTGATAGGGGTTGATACAGATTAAAATCGTACTTTCTGGAAATTTACGGTTCATAGAATCACCGACAACCCGCACGGCAAAAATATTATCGTTCCCCGCGTATTCTTCCGGAACGGGGATTTTTTCACGGTCATCTTCAGGGTATTCCACAGATTCACGCCATTCACCAGCCTGGACAGGGGCAATGACCTCAATATAGTTCAAGTCAACTTTCTTAACTGTATCTTCTCGCTTTACGCCATACATCAGATATTCTGGGGTCGTTTTAAACGCCCTTGCATATTCTTCTGACTTTTTAGCAAATTCACGGCGCCCGCTTTCATGACTCTTGTATGTGTCCAAACTCCAGCCAAACCTTTCAGCCACTGATGTCTGCGTCTTGAATCCTGCCGCTATTCGGCATTTTGTGAGTCTATCTGCGGGTGTTTCTGTCATATCTAAACCTTACAAAAAAAATAGTGTACAAATCGCAACTTTTTTACTTGATTTTAAAGTGTACAAATTGTACGCTCTTAAACATGGAAGGTTTTAGAGACGTTATAGATATGTGGCCAACCAGAACCGAGCTCGCAAAAGATTGTCAGGTCTCAGAGCAGGTGGTTCATAAATGGCATATGCGAAATAGCGTCGATTCAAAGCACTGGTCAGATTTGTTGTCCAGCGCAAAGAAACGACATCTTTCATCTATTAATGCTGAGCTTTTGATCGAGATATCAGCAAAAAATAAACATAACAACCAACACTTATCATAATCTAAAGCTGTTTGTCAACAGTTCTGTGTAAGTGTTTCAAATGTCGGGGGATATTTGCATGACATTTACAAACAATATCGAGGTAGACGAGTGCCAGCAAGTCTGGATGTACGTCATTAAACAAGCCATTTACGACGCCACATTCGGCACAGTTAAAACGCAAAAGCCTAAGCCGAAAAAGTGGAACCCTTCAAAAGCAACAAGTATGACAACGGCCCTAGATGCACATAATGCGCGTCATTGGTTCACAGGCAACAGCAAGGATTTTCGCCTTGTCTGCGAATGGGCAGGGTTTGACCCGGATCATGTGCGCCAGATGGTGATTAACGTCATGACAGAGTGCAACCAGTATCTACCAGAAAAATATCATTTTAAGGGGGGAGTATGAATTTTCTAGCTTTAGATTTAGCAACGAGAACAGGCTGGGCTTATATGCTGGATGGTCAAGTTTATTCAGGCGTTACAGATTTTAAACGCAAGAAGAAAGACCACGAAGGCGAGCCGTTTCGAAAATTTTACATGTGGTTCAATACTATTCTGAAAGACGCCAAACCTGAAAAGATTTTCTTTGAAGAACCAGGTTTTATGAAGTTCCGCAAAGCAACAGAAATGCGCGGTGGATATGCTGCGATTGTAAAGGGTTATTGTGCAGAGTTAAACCTTCCAATCGAGGGTGTGCCAGTCGGAACAATCAAGAAACATGCAACAGGCAAAGGTAATGCGAAAAAGGCCGATATGGTCGCCGCAATGAAAGCGCAAGGCTTTGATCCAAAAGACGATAATGAAGCCGATGCGCTGGCACTGTTGAAATATATCGAAGTGGTGGGGTTGGCATGACCCAGACCCTGCCGTATCCATTAAACCAAATCGATTTAACATCAAAATCATTCAGAAAACAGGCCAATGAAATCTATTACAAAAGCAGAAAACAAGCCGCTTTTCTGAACTTTCTCGATCCAGCTTTTCAAAACTTTAATCCAATAATTTTAAAGCTTTTCATTGAGGAGCTGGAAAAGACGTATTTCAAGGACGAAACTAAAAGGGAGTATGGGGGGTGACATTACCAGCGCTAAAAAGAAAACTTTCAGAAATTGTAGATGAATACACTGAAAAGTTTGACGCAATCGAAAGTGAAAAATCAGCTTTTGAGGCTGCCGGTAAGAAAGTTAGTTTAGCCACAACAATCGGCGGCACTTACAACCGAACCAGAATTGATACTGGTAGCTTGCATGCTGAAACCATGAAAATGGCATTGCTCAAGTCTGCATGGTGGCATGTTTATAACGGATTAAACATCGATACGATTGCACCTGCGAATGATAAAAAGCGTTTTGAGCAGTTATTAGAAAATCCACCGCCATTTACCATGACGGACATAAAAGACGTCTTTGGCGATTATGTGGCAGACCCATGGGGTAATATATTGCGGGGCTTGGCTGAAGTTTTTGCGGGATTGGATCCTGCATACAAATCACATGAAAAAGTGAAGATCGGCGTAAAGGGCCTGCCTAAGCGGATAATTATTAATGGTGTAAAATCATTTTATAGTTCTGGTGAAGATCGTCTGCGTGACGTTCTAAATGCTTTAGCCGCCTATCAAGGTAAGTCATTGACGGAAAGAGCTGAAATTCAAGCCCTTATTGAGAATGGTGACGCTCTTTTAAATGAATGGGATTACAAAGATTACAGGGGTAAACACATTAGGTTTCCTGCCCGTGGCGTGTGGTTAAAAACATTTCAAAACGGCAATGGGCATCTGTTCTTTGAGCCTGAAACGCTGAAAGATATTAACCGCGCCTTAGCCGAATATTACGGTGATGTGTTGCCGGATTGCCATGAAGCGAAACCTGAAAAGAAACGTGAAAGTACAGAGGTGTCCAAGGATCTGCAATATTATCCTACACCGCAAAAGGTCGTGGATCGTGTTTTAGACGATATGTATCAAGTTAAGGGTGATAAAATCCTTGAGCCATCATGCGGGTGCGGTCGATTTATGGACGCTTTGCGCGATAAGGGCGCTAAAGTCTTTGGTATTGAATTTGATCAGGGTCGTGCAAATGAATGCCGCGCTAAGGGCCACAATGTTCTGGTTGCGAACTTCCTTGAAACCATTCCAACGCAAGAATATGACCGCGTTGTTATGAACCCGCCTTTCTACGGCAAGCATTACGCTAAGCACATTAAGCATGCCATGAAGTTTTTAAAACCTGGTGGCGAGCTGCGTTCAATACTTCCCATTACAGCGAGATATGACCACGATTTAATTGAAGGAATGGGTTTTAAGCATCGCTGGCATGATTTGCCTGTTGGTTCTTTCCGTGAAAGCGGCACAAACATAAATACAACCGTCTTAACAATGTGGCAGGTGGAGAAATGAGCATTAACTACGTCCAGTTTCATATCGGTGACTTTTTATCCGGCACAATGTCTATGAATACGG